TGTGGTGGCGGCCCCTGAAGCGAAGGACGGATAAGACCTACCCGAACAACAGGCGAACGTTCTACCGAACGATCGTCAACATCAAGGAGAACATTGAGATGAAGGAGTTTTTAGATTGTAGACCATAAAATAATACGACGCCTGTTCCGGCGGGTCGTATTCCTCCACGTGATCGTCGTTTATGAACAGCCACTTGTTTTTCCTCTTGACGAAGGACACGTAGTGCCCGTCGTCCTGTTCGCCCACGTGCACCGCCGTGGAGATGAGATCGTACTGACTGTCCCCGATGACGAGTTTCTTGAGGATCTGGACGTGACTCTTCTTATCGAAGGATATCATGAGCACGCGGGGCAGCTCCGAGAAGACCATGCGCGTCGTCGCCAGGTTATGCCGCTTCCCGTCGTCGTCGACGTAATTCTCTATGACGTTCCAGTCGGTACTCTTTGCCAAAATCTGGCCCATATCCTTAGACCTCGACGACGTCACCAAGTGCACGCTGAAATCCTCTTCACTCGTGGATTTCCCCGTGGGCCAAACCGTCTCCTGCGTCTTCTTACCGTAAAACCACGGTTTGATTTCCGGGACGGACCGTTCCAAAATGTCGACGATGCAGAGCACCGCCTCCTGGACGTCGTGTTGTTCGTCCATGTTCGCGAACCGCGGGAACTTCTCGATGAAAGCCTCGAGTAGTTTGGACACACCCACGTGGCCTCGACCCTTGGTCCAGTAGACCTTGACAAGATCCGAGTACGCCCTGGTGAATGTACACTCACCCGCGTACGGTTTGCGGATCATGTAATTGGAGAGCGCCGGAATGTACAGGAGGCACTGGAGCGCCGTGTTGAAGTAGCACGTGTTTCCTTTGTTACGAATACCCTTCATACGTTCAGCGCACATAAAACACTTAAGGGAAAGGCGCGCTCGTACTATGAATGGACATACAGAAGATCGTTGACACGACCTTTCCTTTATTCGAAGCGCACAAGAACGAAGACGACATCGAGGTCGAGATCCGCCTCGGCCGGCAGAACGGTTCCTTCTTCGACACGAACGTCGGAAAGGATGCGTGGAAAAAGGTCCTCCGGGGTTTGCAGAAATACGACAGGTGGGAAAAGAAGGAGTCCAAATCGTACGAGGTGTACTATAACGACGCCGAGAGTGTTCGTATCACTAACGACGAGGATACCGGCGACCAAGATATGATCCAAAAGATCAAGGTTCGCAAAGAGGATTTCGTGAATAGCGAACAACCCCTCGACGTTCGTTTCTGTATCTCGCGGGAGATACCCACCACCGGCGAGTACGAGATGGACCGCAAACGGTCCAAGACCCGACACTCGTTCGTCCGTAAAAATCTGAGCATCGACATGACCATCAGTAGCGGCGATAACGCGGACATGGATTCGGAGGAGGAGGCGTCGTACCAGATCGAACTCGAGATCATCAAGCCCAAGGACGTGGACTCCGACGCGCGGTTTTTTAACCTCCTTCACAAGATTAACGATATTTCCTTTTTGTTGCTTTAGAAATTTTTGTTATGCTATTGTAAGTCATGGTGAATAACATTAACCAAGCGGCGATTAACATTAACCGAGCGAGGATTTGGATCCAACGATTTTATGGCTTAAGCGACAACGAAAAACGTCATTTAATGGCGAATTATAGCATTCCGTTAGACAGACATGGGCTTCATGATCTGCGTTCTGACGAAGCAATCACCAAAAAAGTCTTCCGCCTCATCATGATATCGTTAATAGGGGTAGAGTCCATCGTCGTCGCCGCCGAATTTGCCACCGATTTTGAAAAGTTCAGGACGCGACCCAGTGCGAACTATGACATTTCAGGTCGACCCTTTAGCTCCCTCGATGACGGAACCTATCGAACTGGAGCCCCAGTAACACCGACGAACCCGAACGGTCTTTTGCCTGCGGATCCGAGACTCGCGAAGGTGAAGACCTTCCTCAGGAGATACGTTACCCGGGAACCTACCGATAAGGATATCGATTGGTTCGTGTACACATACTTTGGATCCGACGCGTTCGGTTTGGGTGATATGTTTTACGGTATGCAGGATAGTTATTATAACGCGCGAGGTAGGAAGATACGAAGAAACGTACCATACGACGAACCTGTACAACGAAACCAAAGAAGAATCCGTTCTGGTGTAGGGTATAACAGGAGAACCTACCGTTACCACGGTAGATTCAACGATGATCCAGTGAATTCAAACAATCGTCCTCGTCACCGTAACACGCCCGAATATTTGCGAAATGAACCGGCTGTCAAGCGTAATCAAAACAGGAATAAGAGCAACAATGCCAAAAAAATTCAGTGGACGGAAAATACCGTGAGCAACATGCCCAGAGACATACTCAGCTTTGAAAACATTTCAAACGGCGAAAAGGTGGTCAAATATAGTTGGAAAACAGATGGTGAAACACACTCCCGTTACTTCCAACCACAGTCGTTTCGAAAATATGCTAGAATGAGTATGACAGATGCGTATAACAAACCCGGATCCTTCTCCATGTTTGAAAATCCCGAGACGCGTGCGAACGTGAAACGGTCGAATATCAACTTCGTGATCCTCAAGAAAAGGGTGAATAAAAGAAAGACGAACGCCGCCACGAAAATACAGAAAGTTGTGCGAGGAAGACATAAAAGAAAGACGAACGCCGCCACGAAAATACAGAAAGTTGTACGAGGCACGCAGGCCAGAAACAAGATCCGGAAAAACGCACAAAACGCACAAAACGCATTAAACAAACTCACAGTGGTTCAAAAAAGTGTGCTCAGAAAGAAGACCAAGCAGGTGAAAAACAGAGTCTCGGCTCGAAGGACACTTCTTGCAAACGCGGCGTCCAAAAGAAAACGGTCGCCCAAGTAGAAATCTCTGTCATCACACATAAAAATTAAGATACGTGATTCAAGTATCTTAATTTTTATTTATTTGAATTTTTTTATACAAATACTGCGTATGAGTATTTAGTTGGAGAAAGCGAGACCGCCCATTCCCGATTGGATCCTCAGGACGTTATAGTTGGTCGCGAACATGTGGAGGTTGGTCGCAGCGCTGGAGGCAACGGTGGTGATGGCGACCTGCGCGTTGTCGATGCGACTGAAATTGCACGTACCCGTGGGCTGATGTTCTTCGGGCTTGAGCGCGAAGGAGTATGCGTACACGCCGGGGTAGGGGCAGCCGGAGTGATGGTTGTACGGCTGGATCTGATTAAAATATTTTCCGCCCTGGGCCTTGAAGCGGTCCTGGCCGTTGAGCACGAGCTTGAACTCGGTCATCGCAGCATCAGACTCCTCGGTCCAGGCAACCGCGGACGCACCACCAGTGGTTACGACAGGGGCGCCGGTAGCCGCAGAGATGGGAAGGTTCTGCGCACCGATAGAGGCCGTGGTGTCCACGGTGCCCGCGGAGATCACGGGGTGAGCGGAACCCTTACCGAAGTGCCAGTGGCTCGCGGCATCCGAACCAGCGAGGCACCACACGAGCTCCTTGATCGGGTGATTGTAGGAGAGGCGGATCTGCTTCGTTCCACCCGCGGTGCCGTCGACGGTGTCGACGCCGGTGTGCTGGGTCTGCTCGATGAGGTACTCGTGACCCTTCTGCGCAAAACGACGACGCTCCTCGGTGTCGAGGTAGATGTAGTTCGCCCACACCTTGAAGACACCCTTGTTGAGGTAGGTCTCCATGTCCGACGCGAGATCGAAATCGATGCGGACCTCGTGGTACTGCAGGGCAATGAGCGGCAAATAGAGCCCCGGATTTCGGTTAAAAAAGAACATAAGGGGGAGGAAGACGGTCTTGCCATCCTCGGCGGTTGTGAGCTTACCGTAAGTGTTCTTCTTGGCCTCATCAAGGTGAAGCTCAGTGTAGAGCCTCCACCACTTCTGGTACTGCTTGTCGACGCGCTGACCGCCGATGGAAAGCTCGACCGAAGAAATAGCACGCTCGGCGACCCAGCAAGCAGCCGCGGTGCCCGCATTGGCGTCGGACTCGAGCTGGACGTACATGTCACCGACGAGGTCACCGTTGCGAGCGATGGTCACGGAGACGCGGCCGGAGTTGGCAGGGTTACCGTTGAGGGTCTGTTCGATGTTCTCCATCGCGAAGTTCGTGTGGCGCTTGTATTTCGCCTGGTAAAAAGTTACCTCCGGATTTCCCGTTAGGTATACGTCCTGTGCGCCATAGGCGACGAGCTGCATGAGTCCGCCAGCCATTTTTGTGTGAGTGTTTGTACTATAGGCTGAGAAAATAAATTTGGGTAATTCCGCATTTCAAAATTTATCCTGACTGAAACGCGGTAAAATTCAGGTCGAATTTTCTCAGCCCATGTAAAATGTCGACACAGCCTGAGGAAATGAAAGACGAAGAAATCGAGGAGGGTGAGATCCTGACTGACGAGGAGGACGACGACCTCATGGACCTCGAGGACGAGGACGAGGTGGACGTCGCCTCCCTGATGACTTCCCTCCTCGCGACCGAAGACGGCGACACCGTGTGTACCGCCTTGGTTGCGATCAGTCAGCAACTTCAGACCCAAAACAGGATCCTGATCAAAATTCTCACAGAGCTTAAAGCTTGAAATTGATTTAGAGAGAAAAATTGTATAATAAATAACTATGGAAGGCACTCACTTCATCGATAAGCAACCCGACCGGTATGAAGCACTACTGGAACTGGAGAAGCGGTCAATCGAGTCGATGAATGAGGAAGATATTTTATCGGTTGTCGAAATTTTCGAAGATGCCTGGGACCTCAGGCGGTGCGATCACCGGGATGCGCGCGAGCTCGGCTACCGCCAGTTCATACACCCGGACTTTTGGGACCGAAACGGACCGATCGCCGAACGTATCGACATTCGCGCCATCAAGGCGATCAAGGAAAAGCAACGGCGCTACCTCATAAATCTCAGGGGAAGGATGGGTGCCCTGGGGATCAAGTCGAAACAGAACGAAGACGGGTTCACGCTCCTGAAACGGGTGAACAACATCGGCAAGCAGGTCAAGGACGGATTCGAGAACGTGCGCAGGCACTGGAACGTGTTCGAGCGGACGGTGAATCCCACTGCCGAACCCCTGTTGACGAAGTTTTCAGACCCGCTCGCGATGGACGACGACGAGATCGAGAAGTGCACGCCGTACCAGAAATCGATCATCCACAGCCTCGACGAGGCACACAACCGCGGGTACAGGCGGTACCGTGACCTGCTACGAGGAGATCAAATCACCTTTCGGGCGCCAGGCGCGGGTCCCGTACCCGAAAGGTGATTTGATCTCCTCGTAGCAGTGGTCACGGT